TAACTAAATCTAAAGATCCTAAGGTAATAGAGAAGGAAATTGTAAAGATTCTAGATAAAAAGAACTGGAATACCTTTTCTTTACTTATGATTGAACATGGTAGAGAGACCTGTAAAGCCATTAAACCAAGGTGTAATAAGTGTGAAATATCTAAATACTGCTCAAAAGAATGCTGGTCAATCCGAGCAACTATAATCAATCAGTGTGGTACTTGTGGTAAAGATATTAAAACATTCAAGTCAATAAATAAGAAGTTCTGCAATCTTGAATGTCGAAATAAAAATTATAGTAATAGGCGAGGTGAAAATACATCAGCATGGAGAGGCGATAAAGTTAGTTATTCAGGTCTACATAAATGGGCGAATAATAAGTTTATAAAGCCTGATAAATGCGAACAATGTGGAAGTAATAAGTTTATTGATTGGGCTAATAAAGACGGAAGATATAAACGAGAGCGTGATAATTGGTTAGCATTATGTAGAAAATGCCATTTTTATTATGATGAACGATATAAAACATTTCATAGATAGAAAACGCTATGCTAAATTTATAGGAAAGGAGGAGGAATGGCAGACAGTGACAGTATTGATAAACAAACAGTAACAAAAGTATCGAGAATGCCAAAGGCGGGCTTTAATGTTCATCCTGAGAATATAAATAGGGAAGGAAGGCCGAAGCGCAAGACACTTACCGAGCTTATCCATGCAAAGCTGGACGATACCCCGGAAGGATGGGATAAGTTGGTCGCGCTTGTGATATATAAGCTGTTTCAGGACAAGGATAAGGACATATTGAAAACACTCTGGAACTATACCGACGGCATGCCTAAGCAAAAAGTGGAGATAGACGACCCGCGCAAGAGGATAGAGGAAATGAAAAAATATATAGATGACAAAATACAACCTGTGGACTCAGACGTACCACTTGAACCAGAAGAATGACCCGTTTATATTAAGCCCCAGTCAGGAACGCATGTTTGAGCTGATCTATGAGGATAAGTATCGGCGCGTTGCTATAACTACCCCCACCCAGTTTGGTAAATCAGACACCACCTCAATGGCCCTTATCCATAGGGGCATCGACTCCAGAATAAAAATATGTATCGTATCCCCATCAATCAAGCAGTCTGAAATCATCATGGGCCTGGTTATTCAGCACTTCTTTGACCATCCTGACGTACGGGGGATGCTTAACGTCGATTACTCGCTCGAAAAGCTCAAGCGCGAGCGCTCCAAGAACCGCCTGACGTTGCGTAATGATAGCGAGATTGCAATACTTACCGCAGACGCCCGTACCCTATCCCAAGAGGGTAAAGGGCTCATGGGATTTGGCGCTGATCTGGTCGTTGTTGACGAGTCCGCCCTTATCCCCGATGAGATGTATGGCAAGGTGTTACGTATGGTCGGCGGCACCGGAGGCAAGATCGTCCAGCTTGGCAACCCCTTCCCCTCGCCTCATTTCCAGAACGCCTTTACCGATGAGAACTATACAACTCTGCATGTTGATTACCGCCAGGCCATAGCCGAGGGGAGATTGTCGCGTGAGTTTGTCGAGGAGGCCCGCCGCACCATCACCGCGTTTGACTTTGAGGTGTTTTATGAGACGAAGTTTCCCCGCACCGAAGGGCGCGTATTCCGGAACATTTCCCGCATTATGACCGCATCCCCCAGGGAGCCCATCCCCGGCCATTTGTATGTTATGGGGGTAGATTTGGCTAAGGTTCAGGACTATACAGTTGTCACCGTGTATGACCGCCGCGACAACGCTCAGGTGTATCAAGAGCGGTTTAATGAGTTGGACTGGGTTTTAGTGAAAGAGAAGATTAAGGCCATATCGCATAAGTATAATCGCGCTCTTGTGTGTCTTGATTCGACGGGATTAGGCAGCCCAATCTTTGATGACCTGACGCGTGCAGGTGTGCCGGTTGAACCGTATCAGTTTACCCAGGAGTCAAAGAAAGACCTTATTGAAAAACTTGTCCTCTTTACTGAGCAAAATAATGTCACACTGCTGCCCGATGACCTCACTCGTCAAGAGCTGTCGCAGTTTACCTATTCGATATCAGCGAATGGCCGGATTAGGTATGAGGCTCCACCGGGCCTTCACGATGATATTGTAATTGCTCATGCACTTGCTGTATACTTATTACAGCCAATAGTGAAACTTAAGCAAGAGCCCGAATTGCCACCTATTGCGCGAGAATATGACCAACTTAAAAAATCCCTCGAACAAAAGCAGCGAGGAGAACAATGGATCGACACCGACATCGAAGCGCTATAGTCACGATGAGCTTGTCCAGTGCCTCTATACACTCCAGTTAATGTTTGAGTCAGCCCTTGTCCCCTTCTTTCTTGATCGTACCACCCTTAAATCGGTAATCTATAGCCGCGAACTGGAAGACCAGATAACAATAGGCGTCAGACGCCCCGACCTCAACAAGACTGCCTATGATATCGTAACAGCCAACCACACCCCCACCTCAGTTACCCCGAAGATGATACTATTTTCCCTCGATGGCGTGCCTGCATCAGTCAGGATATATGACACAGACGACCAGATGATTAAGAACACGGACACGGTGCATTATGCCCGCGAGGTGTTTAAGATACCCAACCCCGTTATGAAGTTTATGAGCCAACAGAACAAACTAGCGTGATTATCTACATAGCCCTCACGGCCGTTATCATTGCGCTTGTTGTAGAGCGCTATTTTTATGCTAAGGATATGAACGGCCAAGTCAACGACTTCATGAAGGCGCTAATTGCCCGCACGCCACAGGATTTTATCCACATGAAAACCGTTGAGGATAAGGCCCCCACCCCATTTAAAGAGAAGGATGAAATACCCATCGAAGAGTTATCAGATAGCGCATGGATGGAAGCGATAAAGCAAGAGGCATATGGCGACACCAAAGAAACCAGTAAACACTGAGTATATCCCGTCGGAACACATGGGCGAGGCAATTGAATCGTTTATCACATCAATCAATAGGCAGAAATGGGAACGGCGATGGTTTGATAACAGATTCTTCGATGATGGGACGCACTTTAAATATGTATCAAAGAAAACAGGCCGCGTCATTGATTACGCTGGCAACCCAAATATAGCATCAGAGCGCGCCATACCTCGCGCCTCACGCCAGATACGGGGCATTGTGAATCTGCTTGAAGCGCCGGAGCCGACCCCCGTTGTATACCCCGACCCGATATATAAATGGAACTATAAAGGGGATGAGCAGGCGTATATGATGGCCCTTGAACAGTCAAAGCATCAGGCCCGCCGCGCCGGTCAATGGCTGTCTACCATATGGAACGACTACGATGAAGGTTTGGCTATTAAGTTTATCGACATGCTCCTTATGGCGGCAAAGGACGGCATATCTTACTTACAGATATATAGCCCGCCAGGGAAGGAAAAACTATGCTACGAGGTGCTTGACGCGTTTGACCTCTATTTGTATGGCGACTACAAGGATCTCAAAGACTTGCCCCGCATCACCAAAGCGATACCTATGCGTATTGACGAGGTACATAAACACCCTGCATTTCAGGATGTTGACCTCTCCAAGCTGACTCCCGATAATAAATATGCAACGAGCGAAATCAAGGACGCCTATATGACGGCGCGGTATGGACAGCGGGGCCAGAAGGGACAAGAGCCTACACTTCTCGTTAAAGAAACAGAAACAAAAGAGATACTGTCTGATGCCAATTGGGAACAGGCGATCAAGCTAGGTGGCGACAACGGCGCACTAGAGGGCAAATCAAAGGGTGATATGATTATGCGCCACACCTTCACCGCGGCAGGCATCACGTTGTTTGATGAATACATCCCCGCATCAGGCTACTCATATGTTGATTTTAGATACGAACCAGGGCCACTATATCAGACGCCCATCATTGAACGGTTTATCCCCCAGAACAAATCAGTCGATATCATCATGACACGCCTTGAGTCATGGATCAACGCTATGATCGTTGGTGTCTATCAACAGCGGGAGGGCGAGAACTTTAAAGTATCAAACTTCCCCGGCGGGCAGGTCATAAAGTATGACACCACCCCCTTGACCCAGATGCAGAACGCAAGCGTAGGCGACACGCCGTTTAGAGTCCTTGATACCCTCAATAAGTTTATCGAGGAGCAGGGCGCATCAACGTCAGCGCTTAATTCACTCCCTACCGGCGTTAAATCAGGTGTTGCCATCGAGTCGGTAAAGGCGACTGAGTATGCAAACTTGAAGATACCAACGATGATGCTTAAAAACGCAATGCAGCGCATATCCTCAAAGATCATCGAGGTTGTTGATAAACGGTTCGTTACCCCGCAGGTTGTGTATAACATGGATGACAGTAATCCTGATTACTTCCACATCATAGGGTCACGCGGCCTTGCAAAGCGCCAAGAGGTAGGTGCCGACATTCCAGAGGATGCCGTACCGATCAAAGAAGGGGCAAAGTTACGGATTGAGATAGAACCCGGATTTGGCCTTACCATTCAGGGGAAGCGTGAGGCGATGCAGCAGATATTGGATAGCATGACCAAGTACGCCGATCTGGGATATATCCCGAAGGAGGCCGTTGGCCTTGTCCTTAAAAAGTTCCTTAATATATTCGGATTTGGATCTACGCAGGAGTTTATGGACGCTCTGGAAAGCGAGGAGCTGCCGGTCAATGAGGATAATCTTATGAAGATGAAGATTGCGCTCCTTGAAGCCATGAAAGAGGCCGGAGCTATAGGCCCTGAGAACGATCAGAAGCTCGTAGATGCGGCAAAGCTCGGCACCATCGAGTCATTGAAGGAATCGGGGATTATTGATTCAATGAACAAGGGCGAGGAGTTGACGACGGTTGAGGACTTGATTAAGATTTATAAGGATGCGGCCCCCGACATCCGACGACAGATTGAGGAGAAGATGGGCCTTATCCCGTCGCAGGTTGAGAAGGTGAGCCCCGCACAGGCACAGACTATTAAAAATATGATGCCCCCGAAGGCACCAGAGAAGAAACCAGCCCAGAAGTAAGGGCGTTTTATTATTTTCAATTTTAATCATGAGAAGCTATGGCAGGAATCTAATGGGAACCGTAACCGCAGGAGGAAGCGTATCAAGCGCATTTGAAATAGATGGCTATGATGCAATAGCCATCCAGACACCCGGCACAATCGCGGGGTCTACATTACAGTTTAGGACAGGATTTGCAACCAATAACGGGACGCTTCTGAATCCGTTGCCCGTTGTGGACTCAGCAGGAAATACGCTCAGTGTTGCGGCAGCAGTGAACCAGGTCATCACCGATGTACCGGAGCTGAGGCCCTTGCGCTATGTTGCGCTTGTTATGGGTGGAGGCACACAGGCAACCGATGCTATTTTCCAGATGCATGTAAAATAACATGGACAGCAAGCGGTATCGACTATTCCAGTACATCAGACACCTCAAAGGGCTCGCCGCCTATTATCCTCTCAATGAGGTAACAGGAACAGTTGCACGAAACTACGCCCCCGCAACGATAAACACCCTGCAGGGAACAACCTCAAACGCAGGGATAGGAAAGACGGGCCTACTGGGACGCTCCTATGATTTTAATGGCACGAATAACAACGTAGAGATTATAGACGCCGCACCATTGAAGCCAGACACGCTTACTGTATTTGCATTGTGCCGCGCAGACACGTTTGGCGGGAGCGACTTCTTAAATAACATTGTAAGTCGTGAAGGAGCAAACACAGGATTTTCGCTTCGTGCGGGGAACCAACAGGCCAACTTTATGGTAGCAACAGGCAGTGGCACTCCACAGGCAAAAGACGCTTCACAAACGCTCGTCGCCTCGAAATGGACTCTTGTCGCAGGAACATATGACGGGACAGATATTAAAGTTTACGTAAACGGAGCGCTTAGAGCAACACAGGCGTCCGCAAGTATTGGTCATGGAACAGCGAATCTACAGATTGGAAACACACCCCTTGATTCTGCACGTAACTTTGACGGTAAGATACAGCATGTAGGGCTCGTTAATCGCGCTCTATCTCTCACCGAAATACAGAAAGTCGCACATCTTGCGGGTTTGATATAGTCTTGACTTTTATCATAAAAAATGAAAGAATTAGGATAGCGGGACGATATTGCCCGCCATAACTGTCGAATACAGAAGGCCAGTTGGAGAAATCCACTGGCCTTTTTGCGTATAGATTACCCGTTATCACTGGCCTCATCGCAGGCACAGGATACAATTACAATCTATGGATCCCGATACGATAGTGCCCCCGGCAGGCACAGAACAACTGCCGGAAAAAGTTACTATAGGTGGCCAGGAATACACCCCACAAGAAGCTCAGGAGCTTATCGGTCTTGGCAGCAAGACGCGCGAGTATGAGCAGAGGTGGAATACGAAGCTGGACACTGTCTGGCCCGAATACGGCAAGCTGACCCAGGAGCGCAAAACACTCCAAACGCAGCTTGAGCAGGCGCAGCAGGAGATAGCAACGTTTAAGCGTGAAAATCCCGGCGAGAAGGTGCCCGAGGACTTGAAGGCCCAGCTTGACCAGGCGCGAAACCTCGGTTTTGCGTTCAAAGACGATCTGGATAAGGCCGGATTTGTCAAGAAGGAAGAGCTGGACAAGTACGTTGAGGAGAAGTACCGCTCATTCAGCGAACGTGAGAAGGCTATACAGGCCATCATGGGTCAGGCCGAAAGGCTTGAGAAAGAGCTGAATGGTGAGGACGGCAGACCGAAGTTCAACCGTAAGCATGTCTTAGCATATGCGACAGCCTATTCCATGAAGGATTTAAAGGCGGCATATGACGACATGTACGCCGACGAACTGAAGGCGTGGGGAGAACAACAGACAAGAGCAGTCCAAAAACCCGGTATGCGTACGATAAGCCCGAAGGTGGGAGCCAAACAACCTATGGAAACACCGACCACAAGTAAGAATCTGAGAGATCGGATATCTGAAAACTTGTGGAAGGAATAATTATTATTATTTCATCTTGAAATACTATGCCTCTTGGAAGAGCAGACATTCAGGACACGCTTGAGAAAGTCATAGCGCCGTACATCAAGGATACCCTTCCTAAAGAATGTATATTCTATGACCAGCTGTCGAGGAATGAGAACGTAACCGAGTTTAATGATAACTTTTATGCACCCCTCCGAACGGGAAGAAGCCCCGGTGTTGTGAACCTTGCCAATGACAAAAGCAAGCTCCGCACGGGTAATTCGACCTTCGATCAGGCCAGTGTGTCAGTCCGCATCATGACGGGCACCTTCGATATCACCGACCTCGCCAAGGCAATAACCCGCGGCAAGAAACTGGCGGTTGAATCCCAGATGTCACGTCAGACGACTGACCTCAAGAACGACTTTAAGCGGTCTATCAACAGGCAATCGTTTGGTGATGGCGTCGGCGTAGTCGCTGAGGTTGCCGGATCAGTAGGTGCTGGCACTCTGTCAGTACAGCTTGTATCCGCCTCAAACGACGATGGACGCACTACTGACAACTACGGAACGGTAAACGGTGACATCAACCCCGCCAAATACCTGTCCGTTGGCGCGGCTATCGGTATCGGAACCGCCGCGGCTGATGCAGGAACCATCACTTCGATAACGGGTAACACCGTGGTTGTAACGGGCGCACCGGCAATCAACGCGAACGATGCTATCTACCTGATAGACGGCGACGAGGCCGCAGCTGGTACCCAGGAAATACAGGGCTTCCGCGCTGCTATCAGCTCAGGAACCGCTGACTATGCAGGCGTACCGCGCTCAACCCCGTCTTGGACACCGGTTATTGATTCTACGTCCGAAGCGCTGTCGATCAACGCAATGGAAAAAGCGTTCCTGTCGGCTCGTGAATACGGAGAAACAAATGACCGCTATGCATGGTTCATGAACAAGACTCTGTTCAGAAAGTTCGGCAATCTCCTGTCGGCCATGAGAATCACCCCCGAAACGGTGCTTCTTGGAGGCTGGAAGGGTGTCAAGTTCTCGCTTGGCGTCAACAACGAATCTAATGACGTGGGCGTGTTCCTTGACTATGATGCGCCGGACGGTGCCGCGTTCCTGGTAAATCTGGATACGTGGACAATCTGTCAGGTCGATGAAATGGGTTGGCTGGATGATGGCATGCTGCTTCGCCGGACTGACTACATGACCTATCAGAAGGTGATGAGATGGTATGTTAATTACCTGTGTACCGCGCCGGGTGCCAATGCGGCCCTCCTGCGGAAAACTGGCTAACCTATGAAGACTGTCATAGTACCAGAAGACAGGAAGTACATTGTAGATCGTCCGAGTCCGGGGTTTTCTCCGGCTCGGACGACTGCAATCATTGAACAAGTAATCAAAGACCATGATGCTGAACTAGAGCGACGTGATCGGGCATGGCAAGCAAAAGCAGACGAACGCATCGACATGGCAGCATCATATTTAATGAGACGCGAACAGGGCATGGAGAAGAGTGTAGAGGCGTATTTTGGACGCGAAAACTTGCACAAAGCATGGGGCGAGGCATTCGCGGAGAAACTCAGAATACACTCACAGCTGTATCGCAAAACAGGCAAGGTTAAGAAGATATTATTGTAAGTTTACAACAACAACATGTCAGGACTCAAAAACAGAGTATACGGCCTACAGCCGGGGATGGGTGTGAAGATATCCCCCGACGAAATAGACCGCTACGAACAGTATGCGGTTATCAACCCCTCAATTGATGCTCAGTGGTTCGGTACAGTCGCCGGTACATCAACGCAAAATAAGGCCCTTGTCCTTATCAACGCGCTGGCAGACTATCCCCGTAACGCACGCGTCGCTTACACCGGCCCCGCTGGATCGGTGGTAAACCTCGCATCGGGTAGCATCGTCTACAAAAACCAGTTCGGCGTGCAGGGAACGGAAACCTATGCCGGAACACCGGCCGCAGCTGGGGGAACCATCATCGGAACCGCCATTATGGCCGAGGTAGTATCAGGCACATTCACGTTTGGTACCCAGGATCCAGGGAACGGCACCATACAGGTAGGTGTTGGCACCGCAGGCACCACGACAGTGTTTGGACTTCCTGCAAAGATTGCCGCAACCACCGATCTCAAGAGACTATCAGGGTCGTTTAACGGGGTAGGTACTCAGACAGCCGGTACATTCGTATTCGGCGGCACCCCATCGTCAGCAGCGGCAACAGCAGTACATGGATTCAAGGCACCGCGTGATCTGGCGGCGGGAACGGTTGTCTATAATGTGCTGTTTAAGACGACCTATGATGCATCAAATGAAACAGAGAACGCTAATCTGTAAATCATTTGACATTGTATGAGCGAATTGATACCATTATGCCGTAGTGTTAGGATACTGATACTACGGCATTTATGGGAGCTATACATTTTAAAGATTGGAACTCTGCATATATACCTGAGATTCTTCAAGAGATATACATAAAGCGTGTATATAAACCCTTCCTAAACGGCAAGAAAGACCTAACCATCATTGATTGCGGAGCGAATATCGGTCTTACCGCCATGTACTTCTCTCAGTTTGCGAAGGTTGTATATGCCCTTGAACCTGCGAAACAGCACATAGAAGTATTGTCCCGCAATATGCTCGACAACAACATTAAGAATGTGACCATTGTCCCTAAGGCGTTATCAAACGTCAACGGCACAACCAAGTTCTACCACTCTCCAAATAGCACCATGTTTTCTCTGAATGACGCTGCAACAAACAAGGATGACTATGAAGAGGTAGAGACTATCACGATGGATAAGTTCCTGGACGAATATAAGATTGACCACGTAGACTTCATGAAAATAGACACCGAGGGCATGGAGCTTGAAATCTTATCGTCAGAAGGGTTTAAGAAAGTTGCTCACAAGATAGATACAATCGTTGGTGAATGGCACCAGTGGAGCAAAGGGAATGTAAATCTTATGATATCAGCGCTGAGAGATAGCGGATATAGCTTCCAGTGGCTCCAGGGGACGGACGCAAGTATATTTTTAGCTAAGAGAGTATGAGGAAGAAAACTAAGGATAAAATATACGATTATATTATAAAGGCAGAAGATTCTACTTTTCCGTGTTTAGGTGGAGGCGATCACCACATTTCTAAGGATGAAAATTGTTGCTTTATTTGCCGGTGGTCTACGAACGACATTTACAAGCCGGTTACAAAGAAAATATGAAGAAACCACGTGCAGCGTTCACGATTGCTGACGCCAATAATCTTCCCTACGCGAAGATGTTAGAGAAGACCATCCGTAAGTTTCACACTGAGGAAGAACTACCATTCCATATCGTGCAGGGCGAGGAGTTGGCAAAGTACCTCAAGGATGATCCGGCGTTTTTCTACCGCGCAACCCCTACCATAGCCCGTGAGCTGATGTATGACTACGACACGGTGATTAAGATAGATGCTGACTCACTTGTCCTTGGTAGCCTGAACTACGTATGGACTACAAACGACTTCGATATAGGCACAGTCCTGAATATTAACCGTGTAGATCCTCAAAGGTACGGAATGGTGACAGTGGCTAACATTCCCCCTCAAAAGTACTTCAACGCAGGCTTTGTCGTTATGAAGAATGAGGATTTTGTCGAGGACTGGTACAGAAAATGTATGGGCGAACTGTTTAACTACTACCAATATAGAGAACAGGACTTGCTTAACCTTATCTGTTTCTTTGGCAACTACCGTGTGCGGTGTTTAGACTACTATGACATGCCAAGAAGCGCCTATAACTTCTGGGGACTTGTATCTAAAGGTGAATGGGGCCGAACAGTCATGCGCGACGGACAGGTGGTGCTTCCAAGGGGTGAGGATAACTACCCCGACCGAGATGTAACGATAAAGGTTATCCACTGGGCCGGAGGCAATGATGGCATAAAGATGAATTACAGGGCGCATTTCCCGCCTGAGGTGTCAGATTATATAGATACATTGGTCAAATAATATGGAACAGAAAAAACTCCGCATACTGATAAATAGCAACGGCATCCACACACCGACAGGCTACGCATCACAGATTCAGTATCTTGTCCCCATGATTAGGGACGAGGGATATCCGGTTGCAATATCGGCCTTCTATGGTATAGAAGGGGGTATGATTGGACTCGATGGCATTATGAACTATCCCCGTATGGGTGATCCCTACGGCGCTGATGCCATGCTCCATCATGGGAAACACTTTGGCGCTGATGTCGTTATCACGATGCAGGACATCTGGACGCTTAACATGGATATCCTACGCGCCATTCCCCGCTTCATTCCTATTGTATTTGCTGACCATGATCCCGTAACGGAAGTTACCATGATGCGTGCTAGGATGGCATACAGGCTTATATCCCCGTCAAAGTTTGCCTATGACCAAATGAAGCGTCAGGGCCTACATTCGACCTATATTCCCCTCATGGTTGATACCGATATATTTAAGAAGCGGAATAGGTCATTTAGAGCTAAGATTAATGTGCCCGATACCGCATACCTCTTTGGCATGGTCGCAGACAACAAGGACAATCCGCCCCGTAAGTCGTTCCAAGAGGTGATGGACGCGTTTAAGCTCTTCAAAGACAAACACCCCGAGGCGCTGATCTATTTTCACTCGCTTCCCCAACAGGCGGGAGGATTCCCCATTGACGCCTATGCTCGGTTCTTGGGGATACAGGACGCCGTACGCTTCCCTGATCCATACGAAAAGATGTACACCATGACTAAGGAAGACATGTCGTATGTACTGAGCGCGTTTGATTGTTATGTGGCCCCGTCTCGCTCTGAGGGATTTGGTGTGCCTGTCGCTGAGGCCCAGGCATGCGAAGTTCCGGTTATCACTAACACATTTGCGTCGATGCCTGAACTGGTTATCCCTGGCAAGACTGGGGAGCTGTGCGATGTCATGTACAAGGTATTCTCTGGGCTCGGTTCGTATGTTGGTCAACCCGATCCCCGCTCTATCTATGAATGTATGGAGAAGATATATAGGGCAGATCGCGCCAAGATGGGAAAAGCGGGACGGAAACATATAGCTGAACAGTACGATAAGCATAAGGTATTTAATGAGCTTTGGCGCCCGTTCCTCATGAAGCTGGAGCGTGAGGTCTATCCCTAATTGATATTGTTTTCCCCCTTCAAATGAATTATCATTAAAGTACCCGACTATATGGCGGGCAAGAGTGTTCCAGAAGGCACGACAATCACACTCTATGCCTACCAATCCCCAACTACAACTACAACGCGATAACAAGCGCCCCACTCTTTCTGAGGCCAAAACACGAGCCGTATTCACCGACACCACTACCTTATGGAGCGATACCGTTGTCACATGGAGCGATGCCAATGCCCTCTGGGGAGGATTTGACCCCCGTCAAATACTAGGCCCCACTCTAGCAATCGACACAAAGCGCCCCACACTGCGAGACATCGGATATACAACTGTAGCAAATACCAGTGGAACAGTTACGCTCTATGCGGGTATGCCTATGGGGCTTCTCATGGCCCTAACATATGATACAACTACCAGTTACACAACATAAATGGCAAACAATATAACCATCAATGAAGGAACAGCAAAGGCGGTAAAGACACGCGAAATTGCATCGGAACAGGTGCAGGCGGTCTATTTAAATATAGGAACGGCGTTAGATAATCCGTTTAACGGAACCATAACCGAGGTTACCCGCTTGGCTGGGGGATCCATTGCAGTAACCGCTGGAACCGTGAACGCGGGAACCATTAACGCAGCAACAGTAACGAGTGGGTCAATCGTAGTCACGGCAGCAACAGTAACGAGTGGGTCAATCGTAGTCACGGCCGGAACTGTCACGACAACACTTGGAGACTTGCAAGGCGGAACTATTGACGAGATAACCGGCGGCAGCATCGTTGTTACCGCGGGAACCATCACCAACTCAGGAACCACAACAGGGGTGGGCGTGGTCACAACCCTCTCAAACCTTACCAACGGCACTGTGCGAGTTACGGCAGGTTCAGTCGGGGGTCTTGGTGCATCAGGCGCGGCAACGGTTGGGAATCCCGTGCTTATGGGGGGAACGGACAGCGGGGGAACGCTGTATGCGCCCCTCATCACGACAACCGGCGCGGTTGGATCTGTTCAAAATATAGGAACAATTAAAGAAGCGGGTACGGTAACAGGGGTGGGCGTAGTGACAACCGTCACAAACCTATCAAACGGTACGATACAAAACAGCGGAACAACAACGGGTGTCGGCACTGTGTCAGGCATGGGTGTTTTGACAACCCTCTCAAACCTTACCAATGGAACTGTCCGCGTCACTGCGGGATCGGTCGGAGGATTGGGCGCAAGTGGAGCCGCAACTGTCGGTAATCCGGTCCTCATGGGAGGTACAGATGGAGGGGGAACGCTATATGCCCCGCTTATCACAACAACGGGGGCCGTGGGGTCAGTGCAAAACATAGGAACGATAAAAGAGGCTGGCACTGTCACCGGCGTTGGGGTGGTGACGACCGTCACGACTGTATCCAATGTCACAAATGGAACAATACGGGTAACGGCAGGCACGGTAAACTCAGGCACAATCAACACAGGAACAATTAACGCCGCAACCATAAACGCAGGGACGCTATCCCTTGTGACAACGGTATCGAACCTTACGAACGGTACAATCCGCGTTACGGCGGGTACGGTGAATGCCGGAACCATAAACACAGGAACAATTAACGCCGCAACCATAAACGCAGGGACGGTGCGGGATGACGGAAGAGCGAGCCGAGATATATTGACGTTTGGCACCACTTTCGGAGGAACAGGAACGGCGGCGGCATATGCCACGCTCGTTGCAGCTCCGGGTGCATCAAACTACGTGTTTGTAAATGACCTGACCCTTACAAATCCCTATGGTACGGTCGAGGCGGCAATAGGCTTTGGAACGGCGGTCGATGGCGGAAGCGTCTTGGTGAAGGGTGTATATGGAACACAGACCGGTATAGGCGTTGAGAAGGTATATCCTAAGGCGGTAAATGGTGGTATAGCAAATCAGCCTCTTGTCGTCTATAAGAGCGGTCTTGGCACCATATACGCCAATGTTACTTATTTCACGTCAGCAGCATAACGTGGACAGAACATATCTCATATCATGATTGCATTTGATGCAGGAAGTAACTCAGGAGTAAAGGCAACCGTATCAACGTATAGTTTTAACCATACGACGGGCAGCCTTACGAATGGGCTCATTGCGGTTGTCGTAATATCGCGAGGAGCTGCCGCAAACGGTGATATGAATGTTTCCTCTGTGACATATAACGGTGCATCACTTACCAAGGCGGTCGAGGTTAATAGCGGCGATATCCCCGCATCAGCTACACTTGCTGTATCCATTTGGTACAGAGTTGCACCCACATCAGGGACCAATAGTGTAGCGGTTACGTATACAGGAACAGTAAATCATAGCGTGGCGTATGCCGTTACATTATCGGGCGTTGACCAGACAAACCCACTTGACGCTACAAATAGCTCTCATGCGCTTAGTGAGTCGTCCCCTCTATCGACACCCGTAACGGTTGTTGCTGCAAACTCATGGATTATTGACGGCGTATATGAAAAGATAGGGGTTACATTAAGTCCTGGGGCTTCACAGAGCCTCATATCAACAGAACTATTCCCGAACGGTGGCGGCGATACGGCAGACGCATCATACAAGGGTCCAGTTTCCGCAGGAGCAAATGACATGTCATGGTCATGGTCAGGGGCCGCAGATGATTACGCCCATGCAGTTGCTTCATTTGCGCCAGCAGCTGCCGCAGTGTCGTATCGGTCAAACAACCTGTTAACATTAGGCGTATCATAATATGAACATCAAAGCATACAACAACCAGACGGCGAACGAGCCCTATAGCTATTTAAGCGTTGCCGTGAACGCAGGGGGTACCGTATTACCTGTAAAGAATATCAACTCGTTCACCCTTTCTCATGCTGTCCAGATAGGGAAAACGGGCGAAGAGCTGTCAGAGATTAAGATGCTGGCGTCAGGAACCCCATCAGGAACGGCGCTAAACACGACCGGCACCATAACCTATGATCACCCTTCTGATACCCCCGTCTATGATATAAAGTTCGACCAGCTCATCTTTAAACGCTCAACATCCGGCACCGCAGGGAGCGCGTCACCTCTCACGGGAGGAACGGTATCCATTAAGCCTGATGAGCAGTTCACCTTCTTTGACGATACGACCGGCGCAACAAGCTACGCGTATAAGGCGGCATACCGCAATTCTGTTACCGGCGAGGTGTCTAGTGACTCTGATTGGCTTGCCCCGTCAGGGTATACATTCTATTCAAAGATAGAGCTTCGGAATAGGATAAAAAACAAACTATTTAACGCCGGATTTATCAAGGAAGACGCCATAATTGACGACTGGATAAATGAATGGCTTGAGGTCATGAATAACGCAGCGGTCAAGGTAAACGAGGAGTATAGCATCAATACGATGAATGTGTCGTTTGGAACGGCGGGGTACGGCACGATAACCGCCACTGACTTCAAGCGTCCCGTTCGGATATGGGTGACTTATGACGGATCACGGTATGAGAAATCTACCCGTATCCCGCTTCGTGATGTCGTGCCAAACGCGGTCTATTCAACCCGTGACATCAGACACACCTACAAAGGTGACGCGGTAATCCAGATACTCCCGGCACAGAACGGGGGAACGGCTCGTATAGACTATGCAACGCTTATCACGCCTCTGTCGAACGACACGGACGAGCTGCCGGTTGTCATGCGCGGATACACGAAGTCGTTTGTTGACTATGGACTTTCTCAGGCATATTACATGGACGGAAAGAACGATCTGGGGAAGCTCCGCAATGACGACGCAATGAGTGCAAAGAGTGATTTCGTGTCAGAGATAACACCCCGCGACGATACGGGGCCGGATTTTATCACGTTTGACGAGCCCTTGACTGCTGACGGATCAGTTGACAACGACTATTTATAATATGACGAGCCATAAGTTTACAAACTTAGGAGGGCTAAACCTCTACCAGAACCCGTTGGAAACGGATATGGGTCATCTTATCCATGCGGTTAACGTTGACAGCGTGCCGTATGGGGCAAAGACAAAGCGGGCGGGGGTATCACAGTTTCAAGGTACCGCAGACGGCCAGACGGTCAAAAACCTATTCGCGTGGTACTACAGTGACACGGCGTTTAATCTATACCGCTATTCGGGGAGCATTCTCCATTATTCTCCCAATGCAGGATCAGCGTGGACGCCCGCACAGGCCGGAACATTCCCGTCAACAGCAGGAACACTGGGACATGCGGTACTAGGCGACGCCCTCATACTGGGCGACGGGATAGGGTCTACCCGTCACACCACATCCTCATCAAGCGGCGGATCATTCACTAACACAACGCTCGCCCCTGTAGGCGCATATTTTACGGAGTACCACAATCGTATATACATCGGCGGGACTTCCAGCGACTTGTTTTGGTCATCAGCCAACGATGCAACCAACTGGGCTGTATCTGGTACATCAGACTCCTCGTCGCTTCTCATAGGAGGGGAGCGAAGCATAAACGGTGTGTTCAACAACGATGACCGTGCTGTCATTTCAAAGAAGTCGGGCATTATGAAGCGGTGGGATGAGTCCCAGATTGTTGATCTGTCAACACGCCTTGCCCCCACTTCCCCATCGTCTCTCGTGCAGGTTGAAACGGCACACTTCTTCCTAAACCCTACCGGCATATTTATGTATGATGGGGTGTCGCCACGGCTCATATCAAACGCAATACAGTCACAACTGTATAACAACGCAGGAAGCGGCGTCGCGCCAGCGAAGTTTTTAACAGCCGCAGGAGGCGCGTATAAAAACGACTATCTCCTCTCCATTGGCACAGTCACCGACACCATAGCGCAGCGAACCATAGCAAACGCGGTCGTCAAGTACAACTTTCAGCATAACGAGTTCCTTAATTACTCGTATCCATTTGAGCCTACCGCATTTGGAACCTATCAAAATACCGGCGGTACCGCGATAATGATGCTTGGCGCATCAGGAGGCTATACCTATTCATCCGTTGGCACAGAAACGACCGATGCAGGTACAGCTATTTCCGCGTTTCTTGAGTACGTTGTGCATTGGAATACATTACAAGAAAAGACATGGCGGCAGATCCTTCTCCAATTTAACCCAGGATGTCAGGCGCAGATATCGGTGGCCGTTTCCGACTCGTTCCAAGACCGTGAAAAGCGGTATGTGCCGCTAGGAGATGTTTCATCAGGAAAGATAGAGTATAGATTTCCCCAAGGCTCCGAATCAACGTATTTATTTATAAAAGTTACTGAGTCCAGTAAGAGCGCCCGCTTTACGTGGTACGGGTTTGAGATTGACGCGGACATTGTGACTAGACGATAAGGCACATATGAAACTAAATAAATACTATCAGCCCGTCGATTCAATACCCGCTCAACCGGAAACGAAGACGACCGGATTCGGCTTTGATTCTCGGTTTGACCGTGGTGTGGTAAGTGCCTCACAGGTAAAAGACCAGAACATTACCGGGGAAAAGCTGGCGGCTGATGCAATCGGCGCGGCAAACATAGCCGACAACTCAGTTACAACGAATAAGCTCGACACTGGTGCGGTGACCACTTCAAAGCTCGCGGGGAGTGCGGTGACTGAGATAAAGATTGCGCCGCTTGCCGTAACGAATGCGAAGATAAACGACGTTGATTTTTCAAAGGGGTCAGGAACCATATCCGCGTCCACATTCAAGGATGGCACGATAACCGGCGGGACTATCAACAACAGTGTCCTGTCGTCACCATCTATTACCGGAGGAACTGTATCGAGCCCTACTATCGCCGGAACCGCAGAGTACGCCGTAAACGCAGGGACGGGGGCGCTTTCCGCTAATAATCAGTTTGAGTTTCAAACAATGGGAGGATCGGCTATTCTAGTGGTAAGAAGCGGAGGTACTAATTTTTATTTCACGGCTGCGGGAGTATTATAATTGACAAACAGGCGATAAAAACAGTACAATAAGAATACCAGACTATATAGCTGGCACACTTCATGAATAGAGAAGATGAGGTATATAAATACCTTATCAATAATGGCTAACTACTGGAACGATCAGCAGAACAAAGGCGAATATAACGGACAAACCTTCCTCGATAAAAACCAATGGCTCCAAGCAGCAGGATATCAGCGCCCCGGTGGTGGGGGTGATATAAAGCCCTATTTAGGCTACGCCCCCGGATCATACGAGGAACAGGTTGCACAGTCTATTGAAATGGCAAAGCGTGCCAATGAGCCTGCTGTCAACTCCCTTCGTGCCTCAATCCCCGAAGTACAAAAGCGGTATGAACAACAGCGTACCCAGCTCCAGGCCGAGGAAGCCCCCCTTAAAGAGCGCTACACCCAACTCATCAGTGAAATAAAGGGAAACCAGCAGACCGCGGAAAATAGACAAGTAAAGACCACAAACGCCGAGCTTGCCCGCCGGGGTATCGGTGGCGGGAACTTATACGACCAGACCTTGACCGAGGCGGTAAACCCCGTAACTCAGCAGTACACCGGGCTTTTGAGGGATACAGGTATGGCGCAGGACAAGTCTATTCGTGACCTCGTGAACACTATAGCCAATAGCTACACCCAACAGACGGCAGACGAGCGCGATATCCAAAACGCCATAGCGCAGCTTCAATCAGGCGCGGCAAACACAGGGCTTCAGATGGGGGCGACGCGGTATCAGCAGGACTTGGACAACACCTTTAGAACCCAGCAGGCGGCGCAGGAGGCAGCATTGGAGCAGGCCAAGCAGTCTCTGGCCGAGCGACAGTTTAACCAGATATCACTTCCTGAATCGCAGATATCTATACAGAACCTATTGAGCCAGATAGCGAAAAGATCGTCAGGTGGCGGTAAAACCACTAAGAGTTTACAAGACATATTCAACGCGTAACCTATGGCACTCGATTGGAGTAATGCAGAAGAAGTACAAAAAAGAAGGGAGCAAGCCATCTCGGCGGGCTATAGTGCAAAAGAGGTAGATGAGTTTATCTCCAAGCAGCGGGAAAACTTGGCAACAGAAAATCTTGTCAAGAGTGGGCGCGTAGATATTGGCGAATTGGCCAAGAGCAATCCAACTCTTGCCGATAGAATAGTCCAGCAAAATCCCGACATTAAGGCTCTAGGAAGCTCCGAAGATAAAAAGAAGGCGAAGATAAAAGAGGAAATAATGAATAACGCCCAAGCTATGCTTGACGTGCTTGACGCAGGGCGGGGTGGTAAGATGACAGGAAAACAATATAAGGACGCGCTCGATTATGCAGCTTCGAGATTTGCGGCATCTAGTGGATTTTCAGAGGGAGGTAAATCGCTTACAGGCGCTGAACTTGGAATATTGGCCGGGGCCATGCCAAAGATACAACAGCCCAGGAAACAAAACATTATAGAGCGCATTACTGGAGAGGTCCCCGCAGCAACAGGAAAGATACTGGACGATGAACAGACCCTAAGAAATAAGGCGCTGCTGGCATTAGGGAGGCAACCCGAAGCAGTGACCCAAAGTGGAGGTCAATCATATAGCTCAATTGGTGGGGAAAAGTCACTGGGTGGATTGTTCGAGAACGCAGGCCGAGACTTAGGAGAAAACCTACAGGGTATAGCGTCTCTTCCAGGAGCTATAGCCGCAATTTTATCAGGAAAGGTTAATCTTCCCGACGCCGGAGCTAACGTGGCTCGTGGGATATTTGATGAATATAAGGACATCGTTACTCACCCGGTGGAGACTGCCTACAACAAACCGATAAGCACCGCGTTAGATATCATCCCTTTCTTAGGAGCGGCGGGGAAGCTCAAGAACTTAGGTAGGGCTGGAAAGGTCGCACAAGCGGTCGAAGCCGTAGATAATCCGGCGGTTCAGAGAATACTGTCAAAGGCGGGACAGGTGGGGAAAGCGGGCGACGAGGCAGGTAGCTTATCCAAAAATATATATCAAAGCGTTCTTAACATATCCAAGAAGGGGAATGCATTTGAGAAGCTGAATCCGAATGAAACAGTCGGGAGTATGATTAAGTATGGGATTAATGGGAGCCCTGAAGATATATCAAACGCAGCGCAAAAAATAACAGGGAAGAGCGGCATATTATCAAACGTAGTGAATAATGCTATTACCGATGTAAAGGCACCTGCAAAGATGGATAGTGTATTCGGAGTGCTAAACGATAGCAGGCAAGGGCGATTCTCTGCTCTGTCCACTGAGAAGGTAGACGAACTATCCCGCCGCCTATCCAAGATACCCCAAGGAAAAAACATTGGCGACGTTGAGTTGTCGCGTCTCTTGGATGAGGAGCGGAAACTACAGTCCGAGGCCGTAAATCATAGGATTGCTGGTGCAAAGGGTGACACCGCCGCCGCCGAGTTGGGGAAGTTAAAGATGGAGGTTGCAGACGAGATTGGAAACGTGATAGATGAGGCCGTCAATAAGGTCGGAAATATATCAAAGTACAAAGATCCCGCTATCATAGAATCTATAGCTCAAATAAGCCCCAAGCTAGCAAATGACTTCGCAAATGCAAAGACAATAAAGGACATAAGGGGCCTTCAGAAACCGTTTGTCCGCATGAGCAAGATATTAGAGCTAAACCAGAATGAGCCATCCTCACTTGGTCAGCGGTTGTTTAGAAGTATTGGAAGCGTGCCAGTTGTCGGACCCATTCTCGATGCAGGAGCGCAAAATCTTGCGGTTCCGGCTGCTACCAAAACGGCAACAAAATTGAATGATTTGGCCCCATTGCTAAATCCAGTAGGTAAGCACGTAAATAAAAACAAGCTATTATATACGATTTTAGGAAGAGAGTACAATCAGGCCAACCGGTAAAAGAACCGTATTACTGATTTCGCGATATCTATAACGTCAAATATAAAGTCTATTACTTTTGCAAGGAATAGACACAGATATAGAAATGCTATGTACGCGATAACAGCAAAAACAATTAAACTAAGTATCATATGCCTATAGTATATCACACGGACGTTAATAAATCAACACAATGGACATACGAACGTTAGCAGAACAAATAGCACAGCTTCCCGCGGCGGTAGGAAAGTACGGATCTGAGAATTATCTTTATGACCCTAAAACCAAAACGCCATTCCCACGGGGATTGATCGGTAAAAGTATCCAGGCGGGAAGGCTCCCCATTGGTTCCAAGGAACGTCAACAAGCCGATATGGACATGGCTACGATGGCTGTCATGGGGCTGACAGGGGGCAAAATGCCAGGAATAAAGTCACTTGCAAAGATACACCCTGAAGACCGCGCAATTATGGATAATCTTATTGATAATGTCCGACTCAAGCAGCCACAGAACTTGGATCTGGAACTTGACGCGTCACGCATTGCCGAGGGTTATAAGTTGCCGATGCCAAAGACACTCAATGGACTGGCAAACGTGTTTGATGAAGTGTTGGCACAGTTGCGGCAGCATAAAAAATAATGGCTAATTTCCCTAACAGTTTAGATACATTTGCGTCCCCCGTTGGCAGCAACACCCTCAGTAACCCCGATCACACGGTGGAGCATCTTTTAGTGTCGTCTGCCATATCTGCCCTTGAGTCTAAGGTGGGTATAACAAGTAGTGCCGACACCGCAAGCCTTGACTATCTCGTGAAGCATGCGTATTTTGTGGCCTCGTCATCTGCTCCTGCATGGATGGTGAAGCAGGCGCAATACGTGTGTGACGGCACTGCCGACGATGTGCAGATACAGCAGGCAGTGGACGCCGCGAACGGTGGGCTTGTCATCTTGAGCCCTGGCACGTTTAGCGTCTCCTCATCTATTGAGCTTGATGACAGTACTAGCCTCATGGGGGCGGGTATCAATTCGACTGTCCTACAGCTTGCCAATAATGCGAATACCAATGTCCTACGAAGCCCATCAGCCGCAACGGGTAATGTGTATTTCGTTACCGTAAAGAACTTGGCGATATATGGAAACAAGACAAACAACTCGTCAGGCAGGGGTATATATATGAAGTTTGCCCATACGTGGCTTATTGAGGATGTGTTTATCAAGGACACCGCCGAGCATGGGGTCGATATCGTTGCAACGGGAACGAGCAACATAGCCCTGAACAATTGGTTTAAGAACTGCCGTATACAGGACACGGCATCGGGGCAATATAATATCGTGTTTGGCTCGTATGCCCCGAACAACCATGTACTAAATTGCATTTTCGGCTCTTCGACGGCCCAGGCTGCTGTTGGACTTCTAAACGACGAGACAACATTTATAGGATGCCACATCTCAGGAGCAGGCACAAATGGTATCAAAATATCCGGCTCCAACAATATCATAACTGGAAACTTTGTGGAGGCATCAACCAGTGACGGGATAGTGGTGGACGATGGGGTGTCAGGGAACCGCATAGAGAACAACGTTATATTTAACTCAGGTTATGGGGGAGCTGCTGGCACCTACTCAGGCATAAAGGTGTCGGGTCAAAAAACCGCCATTATTGGCAACCGCATGTTTGATCGCCAGGGAACCAAGACACAGGACTACGGTATCTATATCGACTCAACAGCAACCGGTACGATGCTACGAGGAAACACTGCCGACGTTGCCGACCATGTAACGGGTGACATATTTATACATGCGTCGGCTGTTGATAATGATCTCTGGGAATATGATGCGTGGCGCAGAGATACGAAAACATGGACATATGCATCAGCCAGTACATTTACGGTCGCGGGCGACCAGACAGCACAGTTTAGGAAAGGAACAAAACTACGCTATATTCAGTCAGGAAGCACAAAGTATCACGACGTTGCAAGCGCTACCTATGCTACCGGAACAACGACCGTGACCATTATAGTGAATAGTGATTATACGCTCGCCAACGCAGCCATATCGTCAACGTTCTATAGCTATGAGGACGCACCACAGGGGTATCCCACCTCTCTTGCCTACACGCCCACATTTACGGGGTTCAGCAGTAGCCCCACTGGCCCCTATCGCTATTCTCTAAGGGGAGGGAATGCGTATGTATACGCGGGGGATGGCGTAGGAACCAGTAACGCCGGAGGCATGACCTTCACCGGCCCCGTTGCAGCAGGAAGCGTAGCGTCATTTACCCCTGTTTCTGTTGGAAGAACGAACACCGGGGGAACCGAGGGCATAGGAATGGCCCGCGTATCTGTCAACTCTGCAACTATTACCTGTTATCCAACCATTGACGGCGGATCATGGGGAACTGCCGGAAATAAGCTATGGTCAGGGCAAATATCATACCCACTATGACGATCACGTGGATAGGAAGCCCCAACTACGACGATAAACGGAAGCCTATTGATAGGATAGTCATTCATTGGATGGTAGGAACAATGGCCGCGGCTGATGCACAGTTTCAGAAACCGGGCGGAACATCGGCCCACTATGGAGTCGAGGGAAAGACCATTCATCAATATGTCACGGAGGGCAATGTTGCATATCACGCCGGTAACTATGCTATGAATCAGCGATCTATAGGAATAGAGCATAGCGCAGCCCCAGACCGTCCCGCAACGGACGAAACCTACGCCACATCAGCCGCACTTATTGCCGACATTGCAAAGCGGCGCGGTATTCCTCTTGACCGTCAGCATGTCATACGCCACAGTGAAGTAGTACCAACGCAGTGTTGCGGAACGGTAGACGTTGACCGCCTCATCCGCGAGGCTTTAATAGTTCTTAACCCTATGCCTATACAAACAGAGATGGACAAAATAACCCAACACGACGCGAAGTTGAAGACCGCCCAAGATGTGCTTGACAAGTTCACATTCTATGACGGCGTGATAAGCCGTAAAGATGCGGAGATCGGCCAGTTGCAGAAGGCGTACGACCTTTTGAAAGAAGAGAGTCAGCGCTTACGAGTCGCGAATTACGAGCTAGACCAGAAACTAGCAGATACAATTAACGACTGCCAACAGAAGGCCGATAGCAAATATAGCGCATTAGTACGCGATATAGCAGAAATATGTAGAAGAGTCTTATCATTAAAAGTTATCTCCGACGTACGGGAACAATTGCGCCGAAGTGGAAAGAGCTAAAGCTGTGGACAACGTTACGCAGACTGCTTTGGTAACACAATCCGTAGAATACATAAAAAATACACTTGATACCACTAGCAAAAAGGTTGATGATCTTGCGTCCAAGTTCGACTCTAAAATAGAGTCAGACCTACGAGCGGCGGTGAGCAGTGCAGAGCGTATGATTAAAATGGAATTCAAGCTAAATATTTTGTGGGGTGTGGTTATTGGCGCGATTGCCTTATTATTGACAACGGCATGGCAGGTGTGGATTAAAGGCGTTTTCAAGTTATAAGTTTCATGCATATATGAAACCATCACGATCAGGGGAATTGAACAGGAAGGACTGGGAACAGTGGGCGAAGAACCTGCTTATCTTTTCGGCTCCCGCGCTTATCCTGTTTCTTACTGAGCTATCGCACGGTACAGACTGGAAAAAGGCTATGTCTTTCCTGTACTTGGCGCTTATCAATGCGCTTATTGACCTTCTGAAGAAGTACAACGCGGGGAAGTAGGGTGCTGTTCAAGGATATATATCAGCTCGTCCAATGTGACGGGCTTTCCGTGTTCCGTTCTGTTTTTCTTCTTTCGCCACACCAACCGCTCTTCTTTTGTAGAATAGGCGAACAGGGTATAGAGCGTATTGCGTAATTCCATAACCACGGAAATTATAGCATGTATAATATGCTATGACATGGCGTGAAGCAATAGCGCGGCAGATATCATTGAAAATCATCCTCGCGGGTATCCTTCGTCAGCTCGGCTTCCCCAGGTGGGTTATCCACAACCTTCTCGGCTTATCAAAGCACCAACAGCACATCCTCCGCGAACGAGAGAGGATGACCCGCCAACTATGGTTTTCTGCCCTCAAGTACTACAAGTGGACGTGTGCGTGCTGCAAGGCGCGGAACTTCTATAACGAAGACACTAGCAAACAGAAGATGGAGGTTGACCACATCAAACCGTTGTGGTCGTACGGATATACCGAATGGAAGAACCTACAAGTACTCTGTAGCAGATGTAACCGGAGTAAGGGAACCAAGACAATAGACTACCGTGATGCCTCCGCTATCTATACATAGCTATGAAGTGTCATAGCTAGGTGAAGGGTAGCCAGGAGGGCACATTGAGTAAGTTCGAGCTGGGCCAGGTGGTCGCCACACCCGGCGCGCTAGAAGCATTGGCGCGAAACGGGCAGATGGCACTACAGTTCATCAGTCGGCATGTGCAGGGCGAATGGGGCGAGCTGTCAGACGATGACGCCGAGCTGGATAAGCTCCGCGTCGATGGTGGACTTCCCGAAGAGGAAGTCGTAGATGTGCCATTCTAGGCACAACACAAGGGCGCATGCTTTTGCAGCTTGCGCCCTATTCTTTTAGTAGCCGTAGCCGTAGCCGTTGCCGTTGCCGTCGCCGTAGCCGTAGCCGTTGCCGTAGCCGTTGCCGTTGCCGTCGCCGTCGCCGTCGCCGTAGCCGTTGCCGTTGCCGTTGCCGTAGCCGTAGCCGTTGCCGTAGCCGTAGCCGTTGCCGTTGCCGTAGCCGTAGCTATTCTGGTTCTCGTCGTAGTTTATAGATTTTTTTCCCATTTCTTTTCATTACAACTTATAGTTGCAACAACGGTTAAGTAATCGAACTCCACTGTGCCATTGCACTTATCGAGCTTGGTGCTCGCTGTCGGTCCAGCCTCCGCTATCTCACCTAAGCCCTTCGTGGTTCCCCAGCTTCGTATAACCGATGCGTCAGTCAGCTTGCAATCGCTTCCCTTTCGCTCAAATCGACCAACCATCACCCATCCGCGCTGAAGGATAACGATACGCACCTCTTTATCGACTACCGTTTCTGAATTGGTAACATTGCTTGATTTGCCTTTCATAAGCTCAAGCATAAGCTCTATGACTTTGTTAGTGTCCATAAGTCGTTGTGTAATTTGTAATGATTAACACCCTTCTTGTGAGGGGCGACGAGCTATATGCTGGCCGCCCCTATTCTTTATTCTTCTTCATCTATAAACTCTTGCAGGCTTTCTTCGCTCATATTTGGCAATTTGTCATCTGCCGGTATATAAGCGCAGTCATGCTCTCCCTCTACAAATATCTCAGTACCATCATCGAATACGATGCGTGCGATATTGAATAAAGGCGTCCCGCCGAATGGATCAGACGGAAATCCTTGGATATCTTTTATCTTTTTCCCAACAAATTTACTAAGGCTAAAAAGATAATCGCTTCCATCAGCTAAGTACTTTGTCTTGTTCATTTCTCTTCATCACCCCCCTCCTTCCCCTCGCTTAGGAGGGCGTCAATCTTATCCAGTTGTTGCTTTCGCTCATCATTCCACTTAGCCCACCCTTTGTCATCATAGGGAACGAAGTGAGCATTCACGACCTCGAATTCCATTTCATATAGACAGTCCATAACGATGTCCTTCACCCGCTCCCGCCACTGCGTGTCAAGCTCGTCGATTGTCTGGGAGATGAAGGCTTTTACTTGTTTTGTCTGGTCAATAAAGCAGCAATGTTTATTGTCATAATAGCCAACATACTGCCCATCATCCCCCGGCTCTAGCAACTTCGAGAAAGCCTTATCGTATTCAGCCAGCTTTGCCGCCTTGTAGTCTGTGGTTTTCATGGTATTTTTTTAACTATATAACCTTTAGCCCGTTTTTTATCATTCGTCCATTCTTGTCGATCACAGTCATATATTTTGTCTCTCTTTTTACTATATAAATATCTCGGTCTTGGCTTTAAGGATTTCATTCCCCCTCCTCTCTGAGCCCTGCCCGCTGGCGCTGCTCTGCGCGGAGTTCGTTTCTGTAGGGTTCAATTACTGGTTCATCGTGGTAGTCGTAGCTCTCATCTTCCCCAATCACCTCACGCACATAGGCATCGACCTTATTCATGATGTCATTTACAAAACTACTAAAGAAAATTACCTTAGATCCTGGCATCATGATATCGTTCATGAATAGGTCAGATACTTTTTCTATCTTCTCCCGTAGCTCATCGCGCTTGGTTTTCATAGGTTCCTCACACATATGCCCCGTACACCGACAGCAATGGGCCTCACCGCCATACTTGTCCATGATTTCCTTGCAGGCATAGTGTGTTGTGTGTTCTTTCCTCTGCCTCGCAACGTCCTTCGCAATCATCTTCTCCGCACTCTTGAACGCAGACTTTACCGTACGCTGTATGCGATTATGCTCTTTGATAATCTGCTCCCGCATGGTTGGTTTCTGCCTCGCCGTCACTTTATCTTTCATATAATTGCTTTAACTAATAACGCCACGATACCACCCAGCACTACGATTACCAATACACATCCTGATGGTTCGTTGTATTCATATATCCTTGCCGCTACCTCGGGAGATAGCTCTTCGTATATTGGCCTCGCCGTCGGATTCCCTAACCCTTTCTTTTGTGGTTTCATATTATTTTCATCCTCCCACAAGAACAAATGTATAATTCGTGTCTACGATCCTGATAAACCTCTCCTTTAAAGAACTCCCATTTATGAAATCCAAAGAAACATAATATTTGGTAAGTATCCCTTCATAGCAGGTAATATCTTTGTGATATACTGTTAGTATGCTCACGAAAAAGTCTTTTCATAACCTCTTGAAACTGGCTTCACAGCCGTTGCTAACATTAAAGGAAACAAAGATTGTCCTCGGTGAGAATAACGCCAAACAAACTCGTCAAGGTAGAGTTGGAGATACTTTGGTGAAACCGAATGGTGCGTTCCGTTAATTGACTTCTTTAGTTGCGACCAAAAGCCCTCAATAGAGTTAGAGTGAACAAGTCCCCTTACATACTCACCAATGCCGTGTTGGATTGTGTAGTGTTCGTAGCCACTCTTTTTAACTCGGTTATAGACATTGAACTCATCAGTAATAATGCTTGCCCCTTTAACTACCGAGCTATCAATAATTGGCTGAATAGTTTTGATGTTAATACTTTCAACTACTTGGGCTTTGACCTCTCCTTTGCGTTGGACTATTCCAAACACCGCAGTCTTATTAGAGGCTCCACGACCACGCTTGCCTTTACGAATACCACCAATGTAAGTTTCATCAGCTTCAACTACACCTGATAGCGGATTGTTGGCTTGTGCAAAGAGTATCCTAATTTGTTTTGCCAATCTCCAAGCGGTTTTATAGGTAACTCCAAGCTGTCTTTCCAACTCTTTTGCGGATACACCGTTACGACTTGAAGCAAACAGGAATATGGCGTGAAACCAGAGGGTTAGTGGAGTAGAGGACTTATGAAATATCGTGTCACTTAGAGGGCTTACGGTGAAGCCACAGACACAATCAAACCGCTTTCGGCTCTCAATGAAGTAGAACTTACCTGTAGCCTTACATTTAGGGCAAGCAAAGTCCTTGCCATAACGATTTTCAAAGACAAACTTCACGCATTGAGCATCAGTATTGAACTCTTTTTTTAGGTCTTTAATTGTATATTTCATATGTTTGCACCTGCACTTCTCATAGCACTTATAATCTGTCCTTTATACAATCCGTCTTCTGGGTGAAAGTAGTTTACATAATCCAATAGGGTTTTACCCTTGCTGGCAAAGTATGCGTTGGGGTGTGGCATTGTAGCCATAACTGGTTTTACTCTCTCTAACTCTGCCCAGTCTTTTTTTACTCTCTCGGCTCTTTCTTCGGCTTCCTTTTTATGGAACTCGGCATACATAGCCTCTCTTTTTTCCCTCGCCATAGTCTGCTTAACCTCTTTGTCCTTTTTTTGAACTGCCTTAGTCAAACCCTCATCACCCAAGTCTTCAACACAAACACACCCAAGTTCAAAAACTACTTCATCAGAGGACTTACAGATATAGATGTGAGCTATCGGTCTGCCACAGTGCATACAGTTACCCTCCCCACTAACCTTGACCCCGTTTTGGTCGGTAGTCATAGGAGAATATCTATAACCTACCAAGTGATACGGGGCTTTTCCGAAACCGTCTTTTTCAAATTTATGTTGTTTCATAGCTTCATTATACACCTATTTTACCTGTTGTCAAGGGATAGTTACCTAATATTTTTCTCATACCTTCAACTGTTGAATTATTAACTGCATCCACCTCTCCCCGGTCGGGTCGGACTGGAACGCTTCAAGGAGCTTGTGAGTGTGATATTCCCACGCGATAGGGGAATTTTCATCTCCGAGGAATTCATCTCCCCACACGATCCGTGCGTTATCGGGGCGCACACAGTCTTCAAAATCGAAAGCTGGATGATATCCTTTCTCCTTGACCCCAATAGGTATTGTTGCCTCTAAAAGCTGACTCTTATGGGCCAATATTATTTTTGTCTCCTCTCTGTCTCCCCACCAATAATAACCGCTCTCACTCTTGCATCCTTTCGCAGCCATCAGCTTGGATAGTTCCCTGTTGGTTTCAGTATGCAAGTAATTCATAGGTCATCTTTATTGAATTCATAATTTGCCCACCCACCATATTGCCTATTTTCTCTATAGTTGATTTTCATTCCGTGCAGGCGCTCTAGTACTTCTTCCACTATTTCGTGATCTCCCTCAATTTTTAGGGTCGTTCCTCTTGGTAGTTTAATTTCAACTATGTCTTTTCTCATCTTCCTAATGTTGAATGTGTAACAGGTTCATGGTTCTCTCCCGTGCAGCAGGGGCATGGGGTGTACTGTTCTGCCTGCAACAGCTCCGCAAGAACGGCAAACGGCAAGCGGAGCAGGGTATAGAGGAGGTGGATCATGATAGTATCCAAATTAATAACATCACTCCCCCCGCAACGATAACCGCCATCCCAACCGCAAGCACAATCGCAATAACAAGGTCTGTATTATCGCTCTCCCCGCCATGAACTATATTCTCGTCGTCGTAGTATTTCATTCGTTTAATTTGAATCCGATAACTATTAACAGCGTGCCTGCGCACGCGGCTGCAATCTGTACCTCGTTCATAAGTTGCATGTAATTAGTAATTATATTCCTGGAACTCCTTAACACTACTCACATGCTCAACATATACTGGAGAAGTTGCATACCCAGCCTGCCATATCTTCGTGAGCTGCACCATCGGATCGGTATCTTTTGTGTCCTTCAACATCTTCTTGACGAGCCGCACATATGCATCTATTGAATCCTGCGGATGCTTGTACGCGGCGAATATTGCCTTGGTCTTGAAACAGTTATTGCCGCTGCACTCTGTTGTCCACATTTCGGCGCTTCCTGCCGTTCCTGTTCCTTTCATCCCGAAATAGTTGTTGTACTTAGCAGACAGTGACGACCGCCCATGCATTGACTCGTTCGCAGCCTGGCCGACGCATACCGATGGATGTATACCCTCTTTTCGGCATGTCTTGGCAAGCGCAACCTTTACATCCTCCCACTCCCATTCCCGCTCACGCTTCACCGTAGGGGTAGGCGTTGCAGTCGGCGTCACCGTCACGGTCGGTTTCGTCTTACGCACGACGCGTATCACAACCTTGGCTTCTGCCGTCACCGGCAGCAAGAGACTGATTGTTAGTATCGCTATAAATGTTTTCATATTGGTATTGATAAACTCAATGGAGGGAGCAAGGATTTGCCTACCGTATATTCCTCGGGTTGCTTTTAGTTTTACGAGTACTTCGAATTAGTGTCTGTCACCTTGCATGATATATAGTTTAGAGCTTGTCAGACTACTATATATCTACCTCTGACCGCTCATAGCGTCTACCTATTCCGCCATCCCTCCATTCAGTTTGTCAATGTCCAAACACCTGCGCCCTGCCCTTTTTCGCGGTAGTGATGCTATCACTCGTCGTCTTTTCAGGACGCAGGTATCTGGCCCCGATGGTTCGCATCGGGGCTATCTGGTTATCTGTCAATCTTCGCGGCCCTGTTCATCATGGCCTTGTCATCGTCAATCTTATCAAGGCTTCGCGTGTCCATATGCCCCTTGATTGCACACTGAGGGCATCGTCCTCCGTTGGCATCTGCGAATCGATGAGATGTTAGGTTTGTGCATCCACGGGTCACACACGTTGTGTCGCGGATGATGGGTGTGTCAGTCATGATTTTCTGACCTCCTCCCCGTTGCAGCGATACCACACACCCGCCTCATTCCACCGATGGTCATAGTAGTGGCCGCCGTTCTG